TTACCGATACCAGTAGCCGCGGACCGCAAATAAAATTTCTTCAATCTTGCTCCACGAGTGACTGTATTTACCAATGGACCATATAATGGAACACCAGCTTCTGGATGCTCAGCAAATCGTTCAATTAGTTCAAAAATACCTTCAGCGGCTTGTTGGGCCTCGCCAAAGGCGTCATCAACATACTGAAGTCGGATAGAGTCAATCTTGGCATCAACCTTGTCCGCAATCTGTTCCAGCGTCGCATTATCTAATTGGTCCTCCTGTAATTGTTTTTTCTTTGTATCTAAAATATTGTCGGCATCGTAAATATCAGATACATCAACACCGCAATTATCATACGCACGAAGCAAAGAGAATTTCTTCAATCGTCCATAATAATAATCAAATGCTGATGGCATACAATTTTCTGATATTTTTAGTAGCCATTCTTCGCCCTTGCCTTGCTTATAGACTGCCGCACTCTTGGGGCGAGAACTGAAAAAGTCTGATAGACTTTCTAATGTGATTTTATTTGCGCCAAGCTCATGGATTTTGTAAATTGCACCGAATACAGTTTTATGGAATGTATCAGCGAAATCTTCATCCACGATTGAATACTTATCAGTGATTTCCAAAAGACGAGGATTATTGAACACACAACCAATAACCTGCATTACCGCAGTTGTATCAACATATTTGCTACCCATGCGCGCCTCCTTTATTCATCTAAAAATGTAAATAATTGACGCTTCTTGACTGTGCTCTGCGGTCTTGGGATAACAATCTCTTTGACTTTTGGAGTGTATAGTTCAATTTGGACGTCCTTGTTTTTCTGTTGAGTAAGCCATAAGTTATAGTGATAATTGTAAGCATCCTTATATACATAAGGCACAATACCAATACCACCATTTGCCTTCGACTTATCTCCGCCTTTTATTTCGTAATGATAGTATAATGCTTTTTGGATGCCCGAATAAGTATAATTATATTCCTCCACATATTTTTTGATTTGTGCTTTTACTCTTGGCTCGATAAAAGAAATTTGGAATAATTCTTTGATATAATCTTCCAACTTTTCTCGATCAGTTTTTTCACGATGCTCTTCTAAATCTTTACAAGCGGCGTGAACATATTTACCATTACCAATCATTACACAATCTGCGTCCTTTTTGGATAATAGCTTTTTACAGTAAGCACAAGTCACATTGTCTGAGGGGTCAATAATTTCTACTTTCAGAGCTGGGTTCTTTGCTGCTTCACGAAGCATACAGGCGGCATGAGCATAACGACGAGCACCCACTAAGGCATACTCTTCCTTATCTCTATCAAACTTAGCTTTACAATATGGACAGATGACAATATGCGCCACTATTATGCTCCTTTCTTTTCATTTCTTATATTATATTATACCAAAAAATATAAAAAAAATCAAGTCGGAGCGGATCGCCCCGACTTGACATAAATATTACATCAGGTCAGCCTTAATATCGCTAACGATTAGGCTTACAAACTCAGCCTGCTCGGGAGTGGTATCACTTACCTTCTTGCCCTTACCAAGATACTTCTCAACAACAGCAGTGATCTTGGGGCCATTGGTAGTGCCCTTGCTCATCAGCTGTCCAACCAGATCCTGGAACTCACCCATCAGAGCCTCATAATTATAAGAAACTTCAACGGGAGCAACAATGCGCTCATTGGTTACGAACTGACCAGCAGTTTCGACTGCTTCCTTATCGATAGCTTCATTTAGAGCATCGATCAAGTTCTTATAGCTCATAGTAATCTCAACAGGCATATGCTTGAAGCGGCAGCCGCACTCAATAATACCAGAGCCATCACGCAGAGTTAGAACAGACATTTCACCGGCGGCCTTCTGATGAGCATAACCATAAATGTCAGCCATACCAGCGATAACGGTCTTGGTAGAATTGCTCAACTGAGGACGAATCTTGGTGGTCTTAGTACCATCAGGATTATCAATACTCTCCAGCTTTTCGTGTCCGATGAAGAACACAGCATAACCCAGTTGAGTTAGTCCACAGAAGACTTCGTTGAATTCATCCTTGAACTTAGTCCAGCCCTTGCCGTAACCCATATCACCCAGGTCTTCGATGCCATTCTGATTGCAGATATACTTTTTACAACGATCAGCGGCAATATCGATAGTATCAACGATAACACAGTTATACATTTCCTTGACCTCAGGCATCTTCAACTGACGATAAACCTGCTTCATTTCGGCCCAAGAAGTAATATCCTGTGCCATGATACCAGGCAGTGCGTGGTAACCAGGCTCGAAAGCCAGCAATAGAGGCTTATCCATCTGGGCGGCAAGAGTGGTCTTGCCGCACTTAGGAGCGCCATAAATATAAGTAATGTAACCACTTAGGTCACGAGAAACCTTGTGAGGCTTCAAAGCCAATAAATCAATAGCCATATTTTATGTCCTCCTCAGATTTGATTAGAAATTGAAGCCACCAGCGGCAGGAGCAGCAGCGCCAGCCTTAGGAGCAGCGTTACGGGATGCCTTGTATTCATCCTGACGCTTCTTCATAGCAGCCAAATCAACTTCACGCTTCTGGATAGCCTCGTTCAGTTCAGCAACGGTGATAGAACCTTCATCGTCCCAAACATAAGGCTCCTTAGCAGCGCCAGTAATAACGAAGTCACGACGAGTGTTCTTTACCTCACGAACTTCATCTTCACCGAAGGCGGATTCAGTACGAATCTGCTTTACAACAGTCTCAGAAACCTGGCGGCCCCAGACACAGGTGAAGACAGGATTCTTCTGAGAAGCTTCCAGACCCTCAAAGTATCTCATAGCATTGGGGTTGGTAGCACTGAATTCGATAGGCATCAAATCCTTACGGAAGTTGAAGATAGCACCCTTGACAACGCACTTTTCAGGCAAGCTCTTCTCTTCATCAGCGTCAACGTGAGTAACGCAGGTGATAATCATATCAGCCTTGAAAGTGTTACGGACCTTTTCGTCCTCGTCCAGAGCGTCAACCTTGTGAACGAAACCACCCTCGTTACGCTTTGCAGAAACCAGCTCTTCCTTACCATTACGGTCAGTATAGAACTCATTCAAGCCCAGGGCAGAATCAACACGAAGCTTAACAGCCTTATCGGCGCCATCCTTCATATAAGTACCAAAAGTACCATTGATGATATTAGAAAGAGTGGTGTAAGTGTCGTTAGGCTTACCAGAACCAAAAGTGGCAGTCACATAAGTGAAGTGAACAGGAACAATGTTGGTCATGGCATCATCAGTTGCGATACTGATAGTACCGGTGATGAAGGGAGTGCCAGGATTCTTGGAAGTATCACCAGAAACCTTGGCTTCCAAAGCGTGTTCGTACAATACACCCTCGATGTGAGTCTGATTAATCATAGTCTTTTTCATAATTAAAATAAATCTCCTTATTCAATAGTAATATTCTTTCCATTTTCAGTAATAGAATAGATTACTGGGTCTTGGCCGACTTTCTCGACAAAACCATCAGTGACTAGCTTTCGCATAGCACCAGACACCGCACGAGAACTGATAAATAGTCCTTCGGCAATATCTCTTGCCTTCCACATAGGAGTCTCCTGGTGATTCTGTAAGAACTGAAGAATCAGCTTACCATTATCAGTGAATAGAGGCTTTTCTCCATTTTCGTCCAAGCCACAGAATGCAGTCCAATACAGCTGTGCTTCCTCATTCATAGGAACAGGATCTGCCTTGGTTGCATCAATCAATTCATTTACATACTTAATAAATTCTTGCTTTTTACTCATAGTTATTTATAACTCACTTTCTTTATTTACCTTATGTATATATTATAACAATTTTATTTAGAAAAATCAACTAATTCTATCATATTGCCAGAATTGATAAGATAAATCATTATATGTTCGAATGTCGCTACAACAAGCTGGCGCCCATTCATCCGATTCATCTAGATTCGGGAAATATGTATCAACATTTTCGTGGTCTTTGTAAATCTTAGTTACATATACTCGGTCACAAAGAGGCAGTAGTTCTTTATATATTTGCCCTCCGCCAATAACGAAAGAATCAATGGGATGATATAACATCATATTAACTCCCTCTTTCCAATCGGCAAACCATCTGTCATGTAGAGAAGGATCGTTCTCTGGATTGCGAGTTAGAACAAGATGGAAGCGATTTGGTAAAGGGCCTGGAAGGCTCTCCCAGGTTTTACGACCCATAATAATCATATGGTCATCTGTGAGAGCCTTGAAGTATTTCATATCTTCGGGGATTCGTTCCAAAAGCTGGCCATTATAACCAATTCCCCAATTATTATCCACAGCAACGATTGCGGAAATCATATACCCAACTCCAATGTCAATTGAGGTTTGATAGGATTATATGCGAACATAGTAAAATCATCGATAGTAAATTCGTAGAAATTACTTGTGCGGTCAGTGTTCAAAAACAGACTTGGAGTAGGGGATTTTACTTGCGCTCCCTCTGGATAAAATTCATCATATCTGCGGAGCATTTCATAAGCAGCATTGATGTGTCTGTCATAGATATGCTCATTAGCTACAATATGAGTGAAAACACCAGGAGTCAAACCAGTGTCGGCCGCAGTCATCATCAGCAAAGCCGCATACTGAATTTCGTTGATTCCTCCTGGACCAGAAGCAGTAAGCATATCGCCACTACGCTGAACCAGCATCATATCAAGGAAGCCATCACGCACATTCCAAATGGTCATGAATGCACATGGAGCCAATCCAGGAGTCTCTCTCAGGTCAGTTTCTTGCCACAAAGAACAAATCTTGCGACGACCATATGGATCTTTCTTAATAGAATCCAAAACATTAGTTTTGAATAAATCATAACGGTCAATGGTTGCACCATAACGCTGTCCGATAGTACCATCACCAATATCCCACTCATCCCACCAATTTACACCCATTTCATGCATTTTAGCAATATTATTGGTTGGTTTTTGATAAATAGTAAAGATTTCTCTAATACCAGTTTTCCAAGCCATGGGACGAAGAGTACAAATAGGAAATTCACCCTTACTCAAATCATACTGTCTGAAAGTATGGTTTACAAAATAAGTGTGTGCGGGAGTGCCATCCGCATATTTTGGACGAGGATTTACATCTTTTGTTCCCTCAGCCAAAATTCTTTTTATCATATCATACATATACTTATCTGCTTTTGTCATAACTTAATCCTCATTTGTTAGAGAGTAGCCTACGATGGAGGCATCAATATACTGCTTGACAAATTCTTCCAGTTCATCAATCAGAACATCTTCTTCGGTCCATTCGCCATTAAATAATTCACTATAACTGATAAAATCAATTCCAGTGATTCCATAAGCATATGCTTTTTGGCGCATGGCAGAAGGATTGGAGCAAGCGATTGCGGCATTTTTCTCCTTAGCCAGGAGCATCAATCTACCGGTCTTGCCAGAACTGCGACCATCAATAATTCTGTACATAAAAACTCTCCTTACTTTATACTATATCCAAATTCTTTTGCTTTGAAATAATCCTGCCAGTAGTCTTCTCGTTCATCCAAGAGCGCACGAGTGCATTCTTCAATGACTTCAAAGGTGAAATTTTCTGGACCTGCCGCAATCATTGCAGGATAAAGTTTATTGCGGGTTGGGGCATCTGCGCCGACGCCACGCTTGATATGTTGTTTCCAACGGTCTGCTAAGTTAGCAGCTTGACCAACATAACATTTTCCAGTTTCAATTTCAGTTATTTTATAAATGCCGGTATGGATTCCTCCGCCAATTACTCTGCCAATCAAATCAGTGGTTGGTTTTTCGTAATAACATTTCCAAATAACTTTATTCAAAGGCTCTTTATCTCTCAATAAATGTTCAATTGACCGCAAGGCTTTGATTTCCTCAACGTCAATATCATTTAGTTGAATACGATAAAAATCCTTTGCTGTTTTCATTTCTTCTGCTCTTTTGGCGGCCAGGACGGCGGCATCATTAATCGCACGCATAGCACTAACGTTATCAGCCATTTGGCGATATTGTTCCATAAAGTGTGCGACAGTTTCTTCATATTGTCTTTGAAATGCTTCAACATTTTCTTGATGCTCCTACGCTGCGCGAACTGCATCTTTCGCGAAGCAATCTTTCATAGCATCCATCTTAGACTTATATAGAGCATTTGCGGCCTCAGTAGCTTGTTCCTCAGCAACTTTTATTGTTGAACGCAAATTTTCAAGACGGTCATTTTCACGACCTCTTTCAAGAACAAGTTTTGTGTGCTCTTGGTCCAAAATGGAATTTGATTCAATGAGTTGTTTATTTTCTAACTCAAGTTTTCTATTCTATTCAATAATTGAACTATTGATTTGAACAGTCTATCGTAATTTTGGTTTTAGAGTTAGATAAACAACTAATCCACTTATAATTGCCGCAAGTAGAAAAATAATTATATAACTCATATCAAAAAAGAAGGCGTAAGATATATTTCAATCTTACGCCTGGTATATGTCAAAATTACTCAGCAGCTTCAACAACGGCATCGGGATCGAAAGCCATACCTGCGTCAGTCAGCTTCAGGAACTTGACAGGCTTGTGGGAGCCATCTTCCAGCTCAACTTCTGCGGGAATACGAACACCGTAGCCCTTTCTCTGAATAGCACTGGTGAAGATACCATCAACCTGACGCTTTTCCAGACCCAAAGCAGCAGCAACGTCAGCAGCAGTTACGTCAGCGCCATTAATCTCCTTCATGTAATTTAGAACCTTCTTAGAATTATCGCTCATAGCCATAGTAAATAATCTCCTTTAATAAATAATATTTTTTAGTTAATTTTGTAACCTGATTGGTTATGTAAATATTATATCAAAAAATTTTTGAAATGTCAAGAAATTTTTTAATTTTTTTCAAGCAATTCCATTACAAGTTCGTCAATAGCGACCATATCTTCCAGACTGTGTACGCTACTTGAGATTCTCATAATTTCTTCTTCTGCCTGCTTGACAGCCTTAGGATCTTCATTCTTCATAATGATCCTCTCGCACTTAGCGATCTTGACCGCCAAGTTTTTCATTTCTTTTTTCTTCATTTGAAAATTTTCATCCTTAATCTTTACGATTTTATTATACAAAAAATTTTTCGTTTTGTCAATTACACGATTCCAAATGTCTCAATGAAGTCGGTTTCTGACAAGATCGCAACCCCCAAAGACTTCGCAGCTTGATTCTTTGAAGAGGTCGAGTTCACATCATTATTGATAAGATAATTAGTATTCTTGCTAACAGAACCTGTTACCTTACCACCAAGAGCCTCAATTTTAGCTTTCAAAGCATCCCGATTCTTGAAATGAGTGAGCTTTCCAGTAATTACAAAGGTTTTTCCTGTTAAATCAACAGCACCTTCCGCAGTCTCCTCAACCTTTGCTTCTGGAGAATTAAATTGAATAAAATGGTCAGCAATATATTTTGCTTCGGAGTAATCAAAATCGATTAGATTACGATGCATCTCGCCTCCAAAACCGGAAAGCTGATAGAATGGATACTTACTATCCACAGCCACTACAAAATCTTCCCAAGTCTTGAAATGCTTGACCAATTCCTTAGAAGCCGTTGAACCAATCAACGGAATACCAAGAGCCGCAATGAACTGATGAAGTTCACAGTGAGAACCAGTACTAATGGCATTAAATACCTTCTCGACGGATTTGACACCAAATCCAGGTTTTTTAATCCATTCTTCTTTATGAGTAGCCAAATCAAAAATGTCGGAGCATTTACTTACCCAACCCCAATCAATCAATTTCTCTAGAGTGGCTTTAGAAATACCCTTCATATCAAGGCCCTTCTTACCACAGAAATGATCTAATCGGTTAATCAACTTACCAGGACATCCGGAATCAATACAAATCAACACAACGGAATCATTCACGCCCCAATGCTGAGTCATTCCGCCGCAAACAGGACACTCATGAGGAATAAGAATCTTATTCTCTTCATATAAGCCTTCCTTACTAGCAGAAGCAATCTGCGGAATAATCATATTAGCCTTGAATACTTCAATCTCTTGATACTTATGCGGACCAAGAGGGGCAAAAATTCCTGCCATAACACTGATATTGTGTAAACTTGCTCTTTCTACGGTAGAACCATCAATATCGACTGGTTCAAAGATTGCGACGGGAGTCAAAACGCCTGTTCTACCCATCGTCCATTCGATATCCAAAAGCCTGGTAGTGTAGGTATCATCATAGAACTTAAATGCCAACGCATTTTTGAAGTGATGTGTCGTTTCGCCAAGAGAACGTCCGTATGCACAGTCCGCAAATTTGAATACTACGCCATCAATGGGATAAGAATGAATTTTTGCAGTATTTCTAATCGCATCAATTACGTGTTCAATGTTCACTTGATTAACTGCTTGACCTGTTAGTGGAACAAATGGGACAATTGTAAATCCAAAAGGACGAAGTAATTCAAGCTTTTGGTCTAACCGATATTCCACTCCATCTTCAAAGTAGATGGAAGAAATAACATCCCATACCACAAATGTGAGCCTGCGGGCCGCACATTCCTTGGCATCTAATAGACGAATACTACCTGCAGCGAAATTTCTTGGGTTCCGATACTGATTACTGAACTCTTGGAAATCATCATATGTGCAAATAATTTCACCATCAATTACCAGTTCATCAGTATATGGGATTTTACGCGGAATAGAAGAAAGAACTCTTGCGTTATGTAAAATATCTTCACCAACTAATCCGTTGCCCCGAGTCTCCGCAGCAACTAATTCTCCATTACGGTAAGTAAGAGAACAAGTAAGACCATCCATCTTACACATTGCCAGGAATAATTTATTTCCGACAAAATCTAATACTTCCTTTGAAGATTTAGTTTTTTCTAAGGATAACATCTTATGATTATGTTCTGCTTTTGATAAAGCATTTACTACTTCATAAGTAATAACTTGAGTAGGAGAATTAGGAAGGACTAATCCAGTTTCTTCTTCTAATTGTTTCAACTCAAAATATTTATTATCCCATTCTTCGTCTGTAATTATTGGATTTCCTTCATCATATTTTTTAGTAGCATCATTTAAGATAGCTACTAAATAATGAATTTTATCATAGATACTATCCATTATTATTCTCCTTAATTACAAATATATTATATAAAAAATTTTTTCTTTTGTCAAGTAAGTTTAGCCTATAAGCGTGGGTTCAAAATGCTCATAATCATGATGTGGAATGGCTAAAATTTCACCAATTTTCAAAAAATTGAGTCTTGGTACAATATGCAATCCATCCATTTGCAATTCACTTGGAGCAACAATACTATTCATTTTTACTCCTTTACTTTGACAGAGTAAATCAAAAGTATCTTCACTCATATAATAATCATAATTATGTGCATATTCATAATGGCGATTTAGAAAACCTTTTAGACTTTCTAAATTTACCACCTGAGATTGAACTCTGTCTTCATGATAAGAACTTACAAGCGCATCTTTATCATCTAGCTCGTCCCAACCAATAGAGTTGGGACGGCTATAATATTCACTCAAAATCATCATACTTTACTTACAGAAAGAACCTTATTTCCTTTGATTACTTGATTACCGATTGAAGGACGGCCCAAAGTGGGAATTTCAGATGCTTCAATACAAATACTGCTCTTATCACCCAAAATCAAGATACTATCCCCATCCTCAATTAAGGTTGCCGCACTTACCATTCCAGTAGAATCAGTAGGCTTGTAGCACATTAGACCCTTACCTCCACGCTTCTGGATTGGTAATTCAGACAGGTCAAACTTCTTAGCCAGACCATTCTGAACAAAAATTGCTAACTTATCAGTCTTATTGCGGATTGGAACTGCGCTGACTACCTTATCTTCGGCGCCCAAGGTAATACCCTTTACACCAGAAGTGGTTCTAGAAGTAGCTCCAATTTCCTTAGAATCAAAATGGATACCATAACCCTTTTCAGTTACGATAATCAAAGGTTCATCCTTGATTAGAGAAACAGCAGCCAGCTCATCGCCCTCTTTGATAGTGATTGCGGCAATGCCAGTCTTCTTCTTGGTCTTGACATATTCATCTAAAGCGGTCTTTTTGACCAAACCATTCTTGGTCACGAACAGGACATATTGAGCATCAGTATCACGATAGATAGAATACATCACCGCAGGCTGTTCATCCATCTCCATATTGATTAGAGATTTGATAGAAGTGCCCTTACTTACATTAGTTCCTACTGGAACATCATTTACAAGTAGACGATACATCTTACCCTTGTTACTGAAAATCATCAGAGAATCAATAGTATTGGTGCGGATAACAGCATGAGTAATGTCATCTTGAGTCTTTACACCTTTACCATTTCTCTTCTGGGTGCGGAAACTGGTTGCGGGGATGCGCTTGACAAGACCACCTTCGGTCATAATAACAACGCACTTTTCAGGTTCAACGAACTCAATTTCCTTTTCTTCCTTAGTGGAAGCGACCTGGGTTATAGTACTTCTACGAGCATCACCATAAAGCTTTTTAAGTTCGGTGAATTCTTCCACAAGTGATGGAGTTGGATTCTTAAGAATATTCTCCAATCGCTGGGACTCAAGAATTTTTTCATTTCTCTCAGTTTCAATTTCAACCTTCTCCAATTTAGCCAACTTAGAAAGCTTCATATCTAAGATTGCCTTTGCCTGGGCTTCAGAGAAGTTATACTGGCTCATAAGCGCAGTTTTAGCAGCGGCCGCACTTTCAGACTTTTTGATAAGTGCGATAATATTATCAATATTTTCTAGTGCCTTTAACAGACCCTCTAAAATATGGATTCGTGCGGCAATCTTATCTAATTCAAACTTTGTTTTTCTTAGTAGAACATCCTTTTGGTGATCAATATAAATCTCCAAAAGTTGCTTGATATTCAATAGTTGAGGCTTTTTATCCACAAGGGCAACTTGATTGAAACTGTAAGTATCTTCCAATCGTGTGAGCTTGAATAATTTTGCGATAATCGGTTCAGTAGAAACTCCTTTAGCAACTTCAATAACAAAGCGCACACCATCTTTATTGGATTCATCTCGAATTGCGGTAATACCTTCTAACTTACCTTCTTCGCAGAGCTTATCAATCTCTTTTACAAGGTCTTCTTTAGAAACTTTGTAGGGAATGGAAGTAAAAACGATACTATCACTTTTCTTATCAGATTCAACAACATATTCGCCCCGAATCCTTGCTCTGCCCTTACCCATTAGGTAAGCTGCGGGCAGTTCGTCCTTATTGATAATTGTTCCGCCGGTGGGAAAGTCAGGTCCAGAAATGTAATTCAAAATTTCCTTGATATCACATTCAGGGTTCTGCGCGACATGGATAGCCGCATCCATAACTTCATTCATATTGTGAGGGGCGAAACTACAAGCCATCGCAACAGCAATGCCAGAAGTACCATTAACAATCAAGTTAGGAACTCGACCGGGTAGATAAATAGGCTCTTGCTCTTCATCAGTATAAGCGTTCTGCCAATCTACTGTATCTTTCTTGATGTCTGCTAACATTTCTTCGCCAGCCTTAGATAGCTTACACTCAGTATAACGATAAGCAGCGGGTTCATCACCATCTCTACTACCATTATTGCCATGGAATTGAATCAGCGGATATCGCATATTCCAAGGCTGACTCAACCAGACCAGCGCACCATAAATAGAACTGTCACCATGAGGATGGAAACGGCCCATGGTGTCACCGACGGGCTGGGCGCACTTTACAAATTTCTTATTATTCATATAGCCTTTGTCGAACATATCCCAAAGGATACGACGAGCAACAGGCTTCAAACCATCTTCTGCGGAAGGGATGGCTCTGTCTGTGATGACACTCAAACTGTAATCAAGGAAACTTTGTTCAACTTCCCTGATGATCGGTGTCTGAATTATGTCTCCCATAAGGAACCTCCTTTACATCTACAAATTGATCGAAAAACTCATTCATCGTTTGAGGTAAAGTTCGATCTATAACATCTTCAATTATTTTAAGTAATGTCTCAGTTGGGTAACGCGCATCAAGCCAAGGTTTTTCTGTGGAAATGGCAGGAATTGGCATATATTTTCTTTCCAAATCTATTGACCAATCTTGACTTTTAGGCTTGACAAGTGTGCGTCTTTCTTTCCAATCAACTATATGTGGCATATGCTTCTTCCTCACTAATATATCCAGTAGCCAATTGGTCGGCTAGTTCATTCCACTCATGTCCATTATGACCTTTAATTTTTCTCAAATCAATGCGGTAACCTTCTTTGTACCAGTCATAATATGCTTGAATCAAATCCAGATTTTCTGGTTTTTGCTTATCACTTTTAATCCAGCCTCGTCTTGCCCAGTTGAACATCCACTCATTGAATGTATTCACGCAATATGCAGAGTCGCTATATACGATCGGTGGCTGGCCCCAATCATCGCACTTCTCTCCGTAATTGAGCATTACATATAAAATTGCTTTTAGTTCTTCTCGATTATTTGTGGTATCATTGGATCTCTTGGCTCGAACAAATTGAACAGAACCATTATCATCGACACCAACGATACCATAACCACCTTTTGCATTGGCCTTACCATTGCCAATACAGGAACCATCAGTGTAAAAAGTCATTTGGATGTCCTTTCAAAATATCGTCAATTATTTTATCAATATCTACTTCTTCAGCAATATCAACAATGGAACTAACTTCTTTAGTTCCTTTTAGAACAGTCATTCCCTTCAACACTTGCTCATTACAAAGCATTACAGTATTATTAGGAAATGCTTCTTGTAATTCTTTTAGAATGTTTTGGCAATCACTCAATTTCATATTCGCAGAAATATGACATAACAGCACATCACCAGGGTCAAGAGATACTTTTTGAATTTTATATCCCTCCCAAGTTCCAGTTATTCCATCCTGCTTCACAGAAGCAGGCGGAATATAATTTGGATTTACTGCTGTTGTAGAGCGATTATTCAAATAACTATAAGGAGTGCCGGTACTATACGCGTTAGTTAAGCCAGCATAAATTTCTCTTTCTTTTTGGTATCCATTATACATCGATATTCGCCCTTTCTGCATTGTCCTCGATAAATTTCTTACGAGGAGTGACTGATTCGCCCATCAAGCTCATGAAGACATTAGCAACGGAGGCCGCATCTTCCATAGTAATCTGCTTCAAGGTACGAGTGTTTGGATTCATAACAGTTTCTGCCATTTCTTCGGGGTCCATTTCGCCCAGACCTTTCATACGACCAAGTTCAAATTTCTTTGTATTAGTCTTACGGAAGGCTTCAAGAGCTGGGTCATCTTTCAGATACTGAATCTTAGTTCCCATAGTAACCTTATAAAGTGGAGGAACTGCCGCATAAATATAACCCTTATCCAAAAGATCAGGACAGAACTTCCAAATGAAAGTTAAGAACAAAACACGAATGTGAGAACCGTCAACATCAGCATCAGCAGTAATGATAAACTTACCATATCTCAACTTAGATTCGTCAACAATGATTTTACCATCCTTGACCTCTAAGCCAAAAGCGTCAACCATACCGTTAATTTCCTTATTTTGAAGCGCTTTATGTAAATCGCATTTCAAAACATTTAAAGGTTTACCTCTTAGCTGGAATACTGCCTGAGTGCCACGATCTCGCGCTTCTTTAGTAGAACCCGCTGCGGACTTACCCTCAACGATAAATACTTCACACTTTGCACGATCCTTAGAACTGGCATCTGCCAGAACGTCAGGCATCACAACTCTGCGCTTGGCGTCAACCTTACGGACGGTTTCCTTGGCCTTCTTTGCCTTTTCGCGGGCCGCACGTGCCAAGAGTGCTTTATCAACTATTGCTTTTGCATCTTTTGGATTTGCGTCCAGCCAAATTTTAATTTCCTTAGAAACTAAGCGTTGGACTGCGGTTCTTGCTTCACTACTGGAAAGAACATCCTTAGTCTGACCAGAGAAAACGGGGTCAGGCATGATGAAAGACAAGACCAGAACTAAACCTTCTTTCAATTCTTCGCCAGTGATATTAGCATCTTTTTCCTTCAATAGCTTATTTTCACGAGCATAATCATTGACAGTAGAAGTTAGTGCAGTTCTGAAACCTGTTAAGTGAGTTCCTGCGCTATTGGGAATGGAGTTAGTATATAATTTATATACATCGGTGTAAGTATCATTATATTGCATGGCAATTTTTACACCGATTCTATCTTCCATACTTTCAGTATAAAATACGGAAGTAAGTTTAGTTCTTTCTCTATTGAGATCATCAATGTAATCTCTAATGCCATTTTTGGAGGTAATATATTCAGTTTCATTACCCTCAAAATTCAAAACAAAATTCATACCAGGAGAGAGATATGCTAACTCCTGGATTTGCTTCTTTAAAGCAGTATAATCAAGATGAATACCCTCCTTGAAAATGGTTTCATCAGGAAGGAAAGTTACTGTAGTGCCAGTTTTTACTCCACGGGCAGTATTTTCATTATAACTTATCAATTCACCTTTCTTAAATTTAGCAATAGCCAATTTTCCTTCTCTCAAAGAACGAACTTCAAAAGTTTCAGAAAGGGCATTAGTTGCCTTAGCACCAACACCATTCATACCGCCAGAAGTATTATAACCAGTTTTACCTTCACTATCGAATTTTGCACCAGTATGAAGTTTAGTATAAACATTTACAAGAACTTCACTACCATCTTCTGCTTTACCAAAGGGGACGCCACGACCATTATCTTCAATCTCAATGGTGCCATCTTTGCTTACGGTAATAGCACATTCAGTACAATATCCGTTTAAATATTCATCAACAGCATTAGAAATGATTTCGAGTGTAATATGTCTAACACCTGCAGGACCGACTGAGCCTACATACATACCTGGACGCAGGCGAATCGCTTCGATACCTTCAAGCGTTTTTATGT